AGCCCGTCCTGCGGCCGGCGCGGTCGGAGGCGAAAGAATACCTCGCCTGCGATGAACACCTCGCGCGCAGCACGGCGTTGCAGGCCATAGAAGTCGGTGAAACCCTCGGCGTCCGCCTCGTCGGTCCAGTCGAGCCAGAGCTTCTGCACCTGCGCTTTGAGACCTGCATCCTTGATCAGCGACGACGGCTTGATGCCGGCGCCGACCACGTTGCCGGCCCAGTTCTCGATCGCGTTCGCCGCATAGCCGTTGTTGCGAGTGAGCCAGCGGGCGCGCGCCGTGATGTCGGGACCGGCCGCGGCGATCAGCGTATTGAGATGCACCCGGCTCGGCTGGAATCCCTTCAGCCGCCGGTTCGCGAGCCCTGCCTCGAAGCCGCCGATGAACGCGCCGACACGGCGCCGGAATGCCGTCAGCGAGGCAAGCACTCAGAGCCCCTTCGAAGCGGATGTGAGAATGCGGCGCTTGCGGCCGCCCTCCTGGGCCGCAGCGATGCGACGCTCCAGATCCGTGATGGCGGCCGCCATCTCGGCGTCGGAGGCGTAGGTCACCCGCCGCCCGTCGATCTCGACGGTGCGCACGCCACGGAAGCGCGCCGCGAGCAGCGCGTCGCGCTGGGCCGTCATCTCTTCGAGCGTCATCGGTCAGCTCACGTAGCTCGATCGGAACACGCGCCGCCCGCGACGCTCGGGCCGGCGCCGGATGACGCCGGCGACAGGCTCCGTCAGAGGTTCAGACGGCTGAGCGCTTTCCACCTCTTCCGCGACTCCGACCTGCTGTTCCAGGTCGCGCCACATCGCCTCGGTCCAGCGATCGGCGCCGGCGATCCAGGCTGCGGCGCGCGCATAGACCCGGCAGTCGAGCGCCTCGTTGCGCTCACGCAGCTTCTGCCATTCGAGCCGGGTGAAGCCCCGCTTCGTTTTCACCGTGACCAGCTGCTCGGCGACGAGCTGCTTCACCCATTCGGCGTCCGTGCCGCGCGGCAGGTGGACATAGCCTGCCGGGAACCTGGCGCCGGCCCCGATCTCCTCGTCCGTGGGTGCCGACAGGCGCAGGAAACGATAGGTCTCGCTCTTGAAGGTCGCGACTGCGATCGTCCAAAGCCGCGCGCCGCGGCGAAGCTTCTTGCCGCCTTCGGTGACATCAACGTGCGTCGGGCCCGCAACCGGCGCCGCGCGGTTGAATCCCTCCACGCCTTTGATCGGTGCGACCTGAGCGTGGCCAACCCAGCGAGACCATGCGTAGACCGCCGGCGCCTCGTAGCCAGTATCGATCGCAAGTTTTGCGATGCCGAGGCGCGTACCATGCGCGTGCAGCCAGGTCCGATCGAGCAGAATAGCGAGCGCTTCCCAGGTCCCGGCCTGCTCGGGTCCGCCTTCGACCACGATGTGGTCGACGAGCCAGCTTTCGAGACCTCTGCCCCAGGCCCAGACGTCGATCTCGACGCGGTCCTTCTGGACGTCGGCGCCCGCCGTCAGAAACAGTCCGCCGCTCGGCACGACCCCGATCTGCCAGGACTCGCGGCGCTCATAGAGGCGCTGCCAGTCCGGCGCCTCGCCGGTCTCGACCCAGGTCTCGCCGAGCACGCTGTTCTTGAAGCTCCGCTTGGCTTCGTCGGTGGTGGCGGCTTCCCAGAGCCGGGCAATGGCTTCCCAGGAGAGCCATCCGACCGGCGAATAGAGCGCCGAGATGTGGAACCCGATGGTGCCGGGATCCTGCTGCTCGGCGGTGGCGCGCCACTCGCCGGCCTCGAGCATCGCGGTCTTGTGGTGCTCCTCGATGCGGCCGTCGCAGGACTCACAGTCGTAATGTGCGGTCTCGGGCTTGCCCTTATCCCACAGCAGCCGCTCGAATTTGAGCCATTGCATCTCCCCGCAATGCGGGCACGGCACGAAATAGCGCCGCTGATCGGACGCCTCGTACTCGCGCTCGATCCGCGACAGGCCGTGAATGGTCGGCGTCGAGCCGAGCAAGACCTTGGACCGCCACGAAAAAGTGCGGGTGCGGGCTTCGGCCAACGCGACCGGGTCGCCCTCTTCGTCGGCGGACGGCGGATAGGCGTCGACCTCGTCAAGAAAGAGGTAGCGCGCCGGCATCGAGCGTAAGCCCACTGCGCTGTTCGCGCCCGTGATAACCAGGAGTCCGGCCGGAAACTCCTTCGAAAGCACCGTATTGCCGGCGTCGCGCGAGCGGGCCGGCTTCACGCGCTCGCGCAAGCTTGGGCTCTCGGCAATCAGCGGATCGATGCGCTGGCGCGAGAAGCGCTTGGCGAGCTCGACGGTTGGCTGCACCGCGAGCATCGGCCCAGGCGCATGATGGATGACGTAGCCGATCCAGTTGTTGCCGCCCTCCGTGAAGCCGACCTGCGCCGACTTCATCACCACGATGCGGCGCGCCGGATGCGTTGGCGACAGCGCATCGATGATCGCCCGCATGTAGGGCGTGCGATCGGTTCGGTAGCGCCCGGGCTCGGCGGATGCCCGCGGGCTTAGCACCCGATGGCGATCCGCCCATTCGGACACCGTGAGCGCAGGGTCGGGCAGAAGCCCGTCGCGCCAGGCTTGCGCGAGCTCCTCGGCGCCCTCGAACGCGAACAGGTCACCTGAACTCGGCTCGAATCTCAGCGAGTTCGGCGAGGTGACCGCGGACATGCGTTTCGATGAGTTTCTGGACCGCGTGCGCCTCCACGCCGAGGTCGGCTGCAATCAAGGCCGCAATCCGCGCCGGCCAGTTGAGCCAGGAATCCCGTTCCTCGCGCGCCAACCGAAACACCAGCGCGGTGGCCCGAGCACGATCAACGAGTTCGCCCTTCATGCGCTGCAGGCGAAGCCGCGCGAGATGAGCCTTGGCGATCTCGTGCGCTGTGCGCGCCTGGACGAACGTGACGTTGCCGCCGGCGGGAAGCCCTTGCTCTTTCAACGTCTCGCGCACGGAGCCAAGCGCGGCCTCGCCGACGGGACGGAGCTTCTCTGCCGGCGCCTTCGGCTTCGACTTGGCGCGTCCCGGATCCGTGGAGCGCTGCCACGCCGCGTCGGCTTTGACGGGATCAATCGTGCCGTCCGGCTCAAGCGGAATGCGTCCGGCCTTGGCGGCCTTGAGCACGGCCACGTGGCTGACGCCACGCGCCTTGGCATAAGCGCGGATTGATAATCCCATGACTGTGCGGCGAACCAAGCAATCAAATGATCCGATTATTCGCTTGGCTCCGGGCCGAAGCAGCGCCTCTATGCCGCCATCGCGGAACGGAGACCGCCAGGAGGAGCATGACCATGGAGGACTGGAGCGGACTGTCACCCGCCGAGATTCGCGCCCGCGTCGCCGCCGCGCGCGAGCCGGCGCTGCGAAAATTCCTCGCGAATTGCGGCGCGGAAGTGCTGCCGGAGGAAACCCTCGAACAGGCAGTCAGGCGTGTGCAACTCGTCATCCTTGGCGTGATCCGGCACGCGGCAGAGACCGCGCTTCCGAACGAAACCTTTCAGCAGTCGATGGACCGCGTGCTGTCGCGCCGAGACTGATGGGCTTCCGCGCCTCGATGCTCTGCCCCGCCCTGACGCGGGGCTCGGGGTCGTAGAAGGGTCGCGATGGTCGCGCCCCAACTGCGAAGGAGCCGAAGATGGCAAAGACAAGTAAGGCGAAGGCCAAAACTGCTCAGAAGCGGAAAGTCCAAACCAAAACCAAGACGCGCGGCACGCGCGCCAACAGCAAGCAGGCGCAACTCATCGAAATGCTCAAGCGCCCCGAGGGCGCCACGATCGATGAGATCGTTAAGAAGTTCGATTGGCAGGCGCACACGGTCCGTGGCGCGCTCGCCGGCGCTCTCAAGAAGAAGCTCGGCTTGAACGTGCAGTCCGAGAAGGTCGAAGGCCGCGGGCGCGTCTACCGCATCGCCTGAATTGGGACCGAATGCTCAAGCGCCGCCGGGTGCTAACCTGGCGGCGCTTTGCCGTTCATGCCGATATTCTCTCGTTCTTCAGCGCATCGAAGCCGCGGCCATCATCAAGCGTCGCCGCGCTCCCGGTGTGGCGCTGCCAGCGCTCGATGACGACATCGCAGTAGCACGGGTCGATTTCGATGGCGAGGCAGACGCGGCCAACCGACTGAGCAGCAATCAGGGTCGACCCCGACCCCGCAAAAGGCTCATAGACGAGATCGCCCTTGGCGCTGTTGTTCACGATCGGCCGACGCATGCACTCGACCGGCTTCTGCGTCCCGTGTTCGGTCGCCTCGTCGTTCTCGCCGGTGGCGATGGTCCACAACGTGGTTTGGTCGCGCGCGCCCTGCCAGTGTCCGCTTGCTCCCTTGCGGACCGCGTAGAAGCACGGTTCGTGCTGCCAGTGGTAATCGCCGCGGCTCAGCACCAAGCGGGGCTTCGCCCATACGATCTGCGCCCTGATAAGGAAACCGCACACGCTGAGGCTTTCCGCGACGGTTTGCACATGGATCCCAGAGTGCCAAACGTAAGCGACCTCGCCCGGAAACAGACTCCAAGCCTCGCGCCAATCGGCGCGGTCGTCGTTGTTGACCTTGCCCGGCCGCGCAGTCGAGGAAACACCGGACTCGACTCGCCAGCTGGGGTCGTAATCGACCCCGTAAGGCGGGTCGGTCACCATCAGGTGCGGTCGCGCGCCATCGAGCAGACGCTCAACGTCAGTCGCAACCGTCGCATCGCCGCACAGCAGGCGGTGCGGTCCAAGCAGCCAAAGGTCGCCGGGCCGGGTGACCGCCTGGGCGGGCGGTTCAGGGACTTCATCCTCTCCCTCGGTTGCTCCACCCGCGTCGAGCCCATCGAGCAAGCGGGCGAGTTCGTCCTCGGCAAAGCCCAACAGCTCGAGGTTGACGCCGTCCTCCTTCAGCCGCTCAAGCTCTGCGGACAGGAGCGCATCATCCCAGCCGGCATTGAGCGCGATGCGGTTATCGGCGAGCCGGAACGCGCGCGCCTGGGCGTCGGTCAGGTGCCCGAGCCGGATCACCGGGACCTGTTGCAGGCCCAAGCGCTTCGCCGCGACAATTCGGCCGTGGCCTGCAATGAGAACACCGCGGTCATCGACCAGGCACGGCACGTTGAAACCGAACTCCGCGATCGAGCCGGCAATCTGTGCGACCTGCTCGTCCGGATGGGTCCTCGCGTTCGCCGCATAGGGCAGCAGTCGATCGATCGGCCAGAGCTCGACCTGCAGTGCGTCACTCGTCGTCGGGGATTGCAACCCCGCGCGCTCGCGCGACCGCTTCGAAGGTTTTGCCTTCGCCATCGAGTTTCACTGGTTGATCGGGAAAGAGCTTGCGCCAACGCCGGAGTGCGACGTCGACGTATTCGGGCGCGAGCTCGATCACCCGCGCACACCGGCCGGTTCGTTCTGCGGCGATGATGGTAGTGCCTGAGCCCGCGAAGGGCTCGTAGACGATGTCGCGTTCATTGCTGTAGGCGCGCATCACGAATTCCGGCAGCGCGACCGGAAAGACGGCAGGATGCTCCGTCTCGATGCCGCGCGCCTTATGCCGCGTGATGCGAATAACGTTGTCCGGGATCCGCGTCTCCTGGACGCCCTGGCCGGCGTGCGTCCATTCGCCGACGTGCCCGTCCTTGTGGCGGATGCCACCGTGTGTGTCGTTGACGTGCCCGGCCCACTTGCAGGGCACGATCTTGTTCGGCTTGCGTGCCTTGCGATTGAAGTGGAAGACGAACTCGAAAGCTGGTGCAAGCCGCCCGTTCCAGTCGCCCGGCAATCCCGGGCCCTGGTCCCAGACGTAGAGCCCGAAGCGGCGCCAACCGTGCTCGCGCATCCAGTCGAGCCACGCCTGCCAATAGGGCTGCCATTCGTTGTCGCGGTGGACCAGCCCGAGATTGACCAGGACTTGTGCCGTGTCCGCGACCGGCAGCACCGCGAACACGCCGCGCATCAGCGCGTCCCAATCGCCGACGCCACCGGTGGTGTAATCGCGCTGGTTTCCGTAAGGCGGCGACGTGAACACGAGCGCCGCGCGCTCGCCATTCATGACGCGCGCGACCAGGGAAGAATCAGTGCTGTCGCCGCACAGGAGCCTATGCTTGCCGATCAGCCAGAGATCGCCCAAGCGAGAGACTGGCTCGCGGGGCGGAGCCGGCATGTCGTCGGCTGCATCCTCACCGTCATCGTTGGCGGTCTCGGTCTCATCACCGAGCGGCGCCATGAGCGCATCAAGCTCGGCCTCGGAGAAGCCGGTGAGTGCGAGCTCGAAGCCCTCGCCGTTCAGCGCATGCAGTTCGGCCGCCAGCAGCTCCTCGTTCCAGCCGGCATTCAGCGCGAGCTTGTTGTCGGCGATGACGTAGGCTCGACGCTGTGCCGGCGTCAGGTGATCGAGGACAACGACCGGCACCGTATCGAGGCCGAGCTTGCGCGCCGCCAGCAGCCGGCCGTGGCCCGCGACGATGCCGCCTTGCGCGTCGATCAGGATCGGATTGGTCCAGCCGAACTCGACGATCGAGGCTGCGATCTGCGCCACTTGGCCGTCGTCGTGCGTGCGGGCATTGCGCGCGTACGGAACCAGCCGATCGAGCGGCCAGTGTTCGACCGCATCGGGCATTCGCGGCGTCATGCGTTTCGTGTCGGGCTACCGCGACAGGTGGTAACCGTGGGGGCAGGTTACCAATGGCGGTTACCAAGCCGGCGGAGTCGAAAAGGCGCGCCGTAGCGCGCCCTTAGGGCACACAGGCGCCAACGTCGCGTGGTAACTGGTAACTCAGATTTTGTGGCTGGCAGTGGCGAAATTTCGGGCCATTGCCCCCCGCATAGGTTTTTCCGCCAGGGAGGACCCGAGAGATCTGTGCGCCGCCATTGAAGGCGTCCCTGCTGAACGCATCGAAGCGAATCGGTTAGAATGCACTCACACATCGCATCGGAGAGTGATCATGGCTCACGGAAAGACCACCTCAAAGAGCGTCGCCAGCAAGGCCGCGAAAATTCTTAGCAGCAAATCTGCCAGTGCCGCGGCAAAATCGGCGGCAGGTTCGGCCTTGAGTCAAAAGCACGGGACAGGCGGCAAGGGCGGCAAGAAGCGCTAAATTAGATTGGCCACGCGGTCTCTCGGACCAACGGTGGCAATCAGTTTCGGCCGCACGCGCCTCGCCCGAGCATAGCGGCAATTTGCCCAAAAATCGGCGAACGTGTCCATGTCGGAAATGTCTCGCACATTCGACAGCGTGCGCTCAGAAATCGCTTGACAGCACTTTCGCGCGCTCAACGAGGAATCGCCGCGACCACTTCTTGGGAACTGGTCGCCGGTTCAGCCGCCAGACGATGACGCTCAGCACATATTGCCAGCGCCGATGCGCGGTGGCGCGAGCGATACCGAACCGCCAGCAGATCATCTTCCATGGCGTGCGCTCGGCCCGCGCCCAGGCGAGCTTTGCGTCTTCGGCTTCCAGCCAGCGCAGCCAGCCAAGCGTCTCCTCCATCCGCGAGATGGCATCGGGCGATGGTGGCGGGCGCTTCAAGCGTGGCGGTTCCTGCCCAACCAAGTCGCTGAACTCGGCGAGCATCTTCGGCCACAGCGAGTAGTAGCCCTGCACGCGCACCTCAGGCAGACGCTTCATTACGTCGGCCGCCTCGTGGAGGCGCGCTTCGACACAAGCCGGCGTCCAATCAGCCATGGCACGCCTCCTTGGTGGCAGAGCGATTGCCGTAGAGTTTTCTCCCGAGCTGCCGGATCAGTTCGCGCTCAGGCCAGGTGAGACGGTGGTCATCCGCGCTGACCACCAGAATGCCGTGCTCGTGCCAGCCCTCGCGCTTGACTTCTTCGGGCGGACGCCGGTGGCCGCCGTATCCCTTGGGCATCCACCTCATGGCTGCGCCTCACGAGCGATGAGGTCGGCAAGCGCACCAATGACGGAGGCGGGCGTTTTGCCGTCGCCGAGCCGTCCCATGCTCGCGGCCAGCGCCGTGGGTTCGACGCCGTGCTGCAGCAGAAGCGAGAGCGCGATGCAGGCATCGTCGATGATGCCGTCCATGGCGGAGCCGACCTTGGCGCCGTGCGTGAACACCTCGCCGATGCGGCCAGTGCTCGGATCAAAGCCGAACGTCACCGCATAGGACCGGCAGTCGTGCACGAACGAGGTCGTGACGCTGGGCCGACGATCGGGAAGGCGCTGCCGGCTCATGGCGCGCCTCCGCAGAGGGCGCGCTGCATCACGGCACCCCCTTCAGCCAATCGGGCGATTCACTCAGCGGGGAAGGTGGGGAACGTCCGTTTCGAGGTTCCCCGCCACGTTCCCCGGTGTAAGCATCTGAACCGGCACCATTTTGGGAACGTGACGAACGTGGGGAACGTGGTTGCTCTTCCTTTATATTATTTTCGTCGTCTTCCGACGCGCATGCGCGGAGGTCAGAAAAACGTTCCCCAGGTTCCCCACGTTCCCCGACGCCTTGTCCATCAATGGGATAGGCCGGGGAACGTTGAGGGGAACGTTGCTCCAAAATATCCTGACGTTCCCCTTTCCCGAAATCGGACGACTCCGAAAAACGTTCCCCACGTTCCCCATGTTCCCCTTCGAGGGTGAGCTGCCAGCGGCGCGCCTGATGCGACACTCCGATCGCCCGGATGCGCGCCTTGAGGCCGGCGATGTCGAACACCCGATCACGCATGCGCACGAGCGCCTTGCCGAGCCGAGTGCGCTGGGACCGGTCACCGCCCGTGCCGAGCGGCAGCGGCGGTTCGCAGTTGATGGCGAGCTCGTAGAGCCCGCTGGTGCCAACCTCGGTCGTACCGAAGCGATCCCACCATTGCCCGACGAACACGCGCCAGACCGCGCCTTCGCCGTCGGAGGCTTCGAGCATCTCGTCGATGTTGCCGAGGAAACCCGGAACGCCGTTCGCCTCGAGCAGGCCGCCCATGACTGCAGCCCAGGTTTCGAAGCTCCCGATGTGCTTAGTTCCACGCGGCATGCCAGCCGCAATCCATCCCCGGCACAGCGACAGGCAGGCGGCCACCAGATCTGACCGGTTGGCATGAACCCAGCCAATAAGATCGGGATGGCGGAAACCATTGCGGCGCCAGGGCTGGTCGACCCGGGCGTCGAGCCGGATGCGCACAAGCCGGCGCGCCATCTCGCCCGAGAACTCGGCATTGTTGCCGGTAGCGATCCAGATGCAGCGGATTGGCAGTCGCGTGGTTTCCGAGACACCGAGAACGCGGTCTTCCCAGAACGGCGCGGTGAGCGCGGCCGCGAGCGCAGA